GGGGACATGCCGAGGACTATGTGCGGGCCATGTGGCTGATGCTCCAGCAGGAGGAGCCGAAGGATTATGTCATCGCGAGTGGAGAGACGCACAGTGTCCGGGAGTTCATCGAGCGCGCCTTTCAGGTTGCGGGGCACACGCTCACGTGGGAGGGAACGGGAGACCACGAGTGTGGACGGGATACATCCGGACGTGTTGTCGTCCGAGTGAATCCAGTGTTGTATCGTCCGGCGGAAGTCGACCTCCTGGTGGGAGATGCAACCCTCGCCGAAACAGAGTTGGGGTGGACACGCTCCGTGTCCTTTGCGCAGTTGGTCGAGCGGATGGTTAGGTCTGACGCTCAAGCACGGTGAGTCCATTGCAGTTCGTCAGCCGCTCGCGCATGCGCCACTCGGGGTGCTGGGCGAGGAACTCCTCTACGGCAGGCCAGAGTCCCTTGCGAATCTCGTCCACAGGGATTCCCGTGTCGCGGCTCTGCTGAACGGCATCCCACCTGAGGCGAATCGTCTCTCCCTCCCACTCATCGACGGTCGTGTCGTGGAGGAGAATGTACTTCCGAACGTGGGGATGCCAGCGGGCCAGCTCACGCTTGAGATGCCCATAGACGTGCCACGAGTCAATGAACAGAAGGTCTGTCTCCTCCATCGGGCAGTCCAGGTCACTCTTACGATAATACACGGAGTCAAGCCCCTCAGCCTTGCACTCGGCCTGGAAGACATCCACATTCGGATGCCACTTCGGGTCGACCTGAATGAAGCGCGCCCCGGGCGTCCCGCGAAGCGCGTCCGCAAAGGCATAGGAACTCACGACTGTACACACGCCACACTCCGTGACATGCGTACACTCAGAGGCATACTGCGCGAGAATCGGAAGGTGCTCGTGAATATCGGACGGAGAGGCACACCGCTCAAGGAACTTTGTACGGAGCATTTTCTATACAGAAACCGATGCCTGTATATCCTATTTCGTTCTCCATTCCCGAGCAGAAGCTCGTCTCGGAGGTCCCCGACAAGACCAAACAGTTCGCCGATATCATTCCGGGGGATGTCTCCACGTATCGCTTCGAGACGGAGGAGGCCTATCGTGCAGACTACCAACAGAGCGTCTTTGGACGAACGCAGAAGAAAGCGGGATGGGACTGCCTGCGTCACTACGAAATTCTCGGAAACGGGTGTCTCCCGTGGTTTCAAGACCTTGAGCGCTGCCCTGTCCGAACCATGACCCACTTTCCAAAGCGTCTCGTTTTGGATGCGATGCGGTCTGAAACTCCGACGGAGTCCATCCCCGAGCTCCTCGAGTACACGCGCGAGCATCTCACGTGTCGCGCCATGGCGCAGTACGTCCTCGACACTGTCGGGTGTCCGTCGCCGAACCGAATCCTCTATCTCGGAGACCGAAGCGACCCGGACTATCTTCGGTGTCTGACGGCCATTGGATTCAAGCAGCTCCTCGGGTCTGCCTGTGTCGACTCCGTTGGGCTTCCGCATCTCTATGACGACTACCCGACCCCCGCAAGCCTCTACGGACGGGGCTTCACGTACTCTCGCACAGTGCCGGTCTCTGCGAAGCCTCCTCTCGTGACACTGGATGAGGTTCGCGCAGGGTCCTTTGACCTCGTCATCTACGGAAGCCTGCATCGCGGACTGCCCCATTGGACTGAGGTCACTCGAGCGTACCCTCCGCATCGGATTGTGGCCTTCTGTGGGTCGGATTGTGATTCGCACAGTCCAGTGCATACGTGTCGGGAGGGAGCCGCGCTCTCGTCCCTCGGGCTCAACGTGTTCATTCGTGAACTATCTTCCGAAGGATGACCTGGTAGTCGCTGTGGAGAAGGACGAACCGGTCTGCGTTGAGCGCCATGAACGCATCAATGGCAGGACGGGGATTGTCAATCGGCCGCTTTCCGCCCAACCAGAGATAGTCATCAAAGATGAGAATCCCTCCGTACTTCAGGAGACGAAAGGCGTGAATGGTATCCTCAAGAACTGCGAACGCGCGATGGTCGCCGTCCACGTATGCAAAGTCATACGCTCCCGCATGTGTGCGAAGGACGACCTGGCTATTTCCCTCCAAAATGTCCACCTTCTCGGCAAAGGGCTGAATGTTGTGCTCGAACAGCTCACGCATGTTGCGGATATGGTGGGCCGAATGCTCAACGGACCCCTTGAAGGTATCCACACAGGTAATCCGCGAGTCAGGGTGCGTGAGGATGTCTTCGAGCAGCCACCGCGTGGACCGACCCTGAAATGAACCAATCTCGAGGGCGCGAACCGGGTTTCCGCGAAATTCACGGAGAATCTGCGACCACGTGCCGATGTTCCCGGAGAACCAATCCTCAGTAAACAGAGGCTCCATTCTATGTTTTCTGGACACACCTGTTTTTGGAGTTCCAACCACAGGTGTGGGGTTTCCCCCGTGTTCCTCCCCCGACGACCTTGAAGTTCTGGTGTTTAGTTGGAGTACGCGAGGCCGCCCATGCCGGACATGACGCGGAGGACGTTGTAGTTCACGGCGTACACGCGCACCTGGGCAGTGCGGCCAGAGCGGACAGTGTTGACGGACACCGTGAGCTGGAGGGTCGCCTTGTCGATACGGGAGAAGTTGCAGGTGCCGCTGGGCTGGTGCTCCTCGGGCTTGAGCGCGAAGGAGTAGACGTTGATGCCCGGGGCCGGGGTGCGAGTGTGGTGCTGGAAGGGCTGGACGCGGTCGAAGTAGCGGCCCTCGCGCTCCGTGAAGCGGTCCTGGCCGTTGAGCTGGAGCTTGGCGACCTCCACGGGGTTCTTGCCGGAGCACTTGACACCAGAGGCGAGCACGACCTTGGCGAGGAGGTAGTTGGTGGTGGCCGCGAAGACCTCCTCCCCGAGGTTGGAGCCAGAGTCGAGCCAAGAGGCACCGCCCAGCGACGGGCCGGGGTTGATGCCGAGACCGGGCAGGTAGGGGCCAGACGGGCCATCGCCAGAGGTGGTGGGGATGGTGGTGTTGTTGCCGTTGGTGGCGAGCGCGCCGCCAGTGCCAGTGCCGAGGGAGCCGCGGGCGAGGATGTCCATGACAACACCCTCCGTGGTGAAGTCATCCGTGTAGTTGAAGGGCTGGGTGCCGTTGACCTCCGTGATGAAGTTCTGGCCCGGGGTGCAGTCGACGAAGGAGTCGCGCTGAACAACCCAGACAAGCTCCTTGACGGGGTGGTTGAAGTTCAGCTGGATCTTGTTGGAGGAGGAGGTGATGGACTCCGCGCCAGTGTACTGCAGCTGCTCGATGAGGTACTCGTGGGTCTGCTGGGCGAACCGGCGGCGCTCCTCAGTGTCGAGGTAGATGTAGTCGATGTAGAGGGACGCGGCGGTGAGGGACTGGATGGCGGTGGAGGGGGCAGTGGAGGTCGCCGTCTCGTAGTAGCAGCAGTTGATCCACTGCTCGAACTCCACGTTGATGCGCACCTCGTGGTACTGGAGGGCGATGAGCGGGATGGCGAGGCCAGGGTTGCGGCAGAACCAGAACTGGAGGGGGATGTAGAGGGTCTTGGCCGGGGTGCCCGCGCGAGGGGCGCAGGAGTTGGTGAGCTCCGCACCGGCGCAAGAGGCATCGAGCTGGTAGCCCTTGGAGTCCTTCATCAGGACGAGGTCGTGGGTGTTGCCGATGATGTCATCGAGGGCCTCGATGGTGCCCGCATCCTGGGTGAGCTGGGTCCAGATCTGCATCCAGTCACCGTACTGGCGGTCGATGCGCTGGCCGCCAATCTCGAGCTCCACAACCTTGATGAGGCGGTGGCCGATGTAGTTGAGCCAGCGGAAGCGGTTGAGCTGGGTGGAGCCGGACACGAGGTCGACGGCGGGGAGGACAACCTGGACGTAGGTGCGGTACATCAGGTCCGCATTGCGGTTGATGACGGCGGTGACACGCTTGTTGAAGTCGGCCTGGCCGTTGAAGGTGACCTCGATGGACTCCATGGCGAAGTTGGTGTGGCGCTTGTAGAGAATCTTCCAGAAGGTAATCTGGGGCGTGCCCGTGATGTAGATGTCCTGCGCACCGTAGCTGACAAGCTGAAGAAGACCGCCACCCATGTTGGTATGCTCCTTGGCAAGAAAGTTTTCTACGACGCAGTGTTTTCGCGCACGAATTCTAGGTGGTAGCACTCCCGGCAGAGGGGCATGTACCGTTCCTGACCGCCGACAATCACCTGCTGGTCATGGGGTCCGCCGCGACGGTAGGTGAAGGGGGCGGGCGTTCCATTGGCGCAGCGACGACAGAAGGCCGTGAGACGCTCCACGTGGTCGGCCAGCGGGATGCAGTGAAGAAGCTCTCCAAACGGTCTCCGATTCGAATCTCCGTCCAAGCCGACGAGATACAGGTGCTTGCCGAGGGTGTCCACGGTCCACTCGACAAAGGGAACCAGCCGATGGAAAAAGTGAGCTTCATCCACGATGATGACGTTGTAGCGGATGATGTCCTCGGCCACCAGGTCATCAAAGCTCTGGATGGCGATGCAGGGAGCATGCCGTCCATCATGCGTTGCAAGGTCCGTCCGCCGATAGCGTATGTCGTCTGCGTGCTTGAGCACGAGCACGGCAGTGTCGAGAGCGGTATAGCGTGACACGAGATTCAGAATGCGGCTGGACTTGCCCGCAAACATCGGTCCCATCAG